GGGGAGCGGCTGAGGGAAACGCTCCTCGCCATGACGGTTCAGCAGTCCCTGGACGGTACATCGAGGGCGGGAAATGATCTGGAGTATCGCGCAGGATACGCTGCCGGTTTTAGAGGGGCGGTAGCGACCTTGGATGCGCTAATGGCTAAGTCGGTGATCACCGATTCAGATCACCGTCCCGATGTGCCCACTGATGATTTGGCGTGGCTAAATAGTATGGAAGACTAACTATGAGCGACGAAAACACTGATAGGAACGCAGAACGTGAGCAATTGCTGGCGGCACTTGATGCTGCCGACACATCTGCGGGCGAGGAACCCCAGGAGTCCGGAAATCTCGCGCCGGACAATCAGAGTAATGAGGAGCAAGCTGCTGCGCCGAAACAGGAAGCCGAAGCCCAAGAAGTGGAAACTCCGGCACCTGAACAAACAAGCGATGCGGAGACTGATGAAAAGCCTCTGACCAACCGAGAGAAGAAATCCAACGAACGCTTAGACCGAAATTGGGACAAACTCAATGAGGAAAAAGCAGCCCTGAAAAAGGAGAGGGAAGAATTGGAAGCCCTGAAGCAACAAGCTCAGGACGATCAGACTTCCCCGGATGACTACCGAGAGTTGGCGGAACGATACAAGGAAGACGGCGAGACTGAACTTGCCGAACTTGCATTGGAAAAGGCTAAGGAAGTTGAAGCACGCAAACTTGCGAACGAACAAAGCAAAGTAGCTGAGTCAATCCAATCTAATTGGACTGAAAACCTGAAGGATCTTCAGGAGCAATACCCGGAGTTGAAAGACTCATCCAGCGAAATGGCGCGAGGCGTTGAAAACATATTGGATCAACGCCCGCATCTCCGAGCTTATTCGGAAGGCATCCAAGATGCAGTTGAGTTCGTAGTGTCAAAGATTGCCGCCAAGAAGGTGGAATCTTTGCAAAAAGAAAACGGCGATCTGCGAGCGCAGGTCGATGAACTAACTAAACAAACCAGTGTTACCGGAGCGCCCCCCGGACGAGAGTCCACGCCGAAGAACTTCGACGACATGAGTCAGGCCCAAAAACGTGAAAAGTTAGTGGACGCCTTGCGAAATGCCGACGAGCAACAGGCTGGGATGGCCGTGTTTCGGTAACACGCATTAATAGGGGTTAAAATCTAATGGCAGTAGAAACCGGAACCTCTGGAATTAGCACACAATTCCAGCGGTACTTTTCAAAGGAACTGCTCGACTACATTGTGGAGTCGTTGCAGTTGGTACAATTCGCGCAAAAAGCACCGTTGCCCGCCAAGAGCGGCAGCAAAACCATTCGCTGGTTTCGTTTCGACGAGCCTAGCACTGGCGCCATCGAAACACTCTCGAATGAAGGCGTAAAGCCTACCGGCGAGCGTGCTTTAAGCCTGGAGAATGTGGACGCTGACTTGGTGCAATACGGTCAAGTGATCAGCATCACGGACATTCTGCAACTCACCGAGCTTTTCTCGCACGTCGAGCAAGCTGTTAAGGTGACGGGTCAAGATGCCGCGCTGCACGCTGACAAGATTGTGCGCAATGAGTTGGGTAGCAATGTTACCGGCAAGCAAACTCGCATGGCCAATGGCCTTGCTGATTACGCTGCCGTTGGCGCTGCCAGCGCCGCTGATGCGGTTGTGGAGTTTAACGACTTCCTCGACTGCACCACGCAGCTTCGCAAAAACAACACACCGATGATCGGCGGAAACTACGTCGGCGTTGTTAGCCCGGAAGTGGCTAGTGACCTGATGAAGACCAGCGGTTGGCAGAATGCTGCCAGCTACTCCGCTGTTGAGTCGTTGTACAAGGGTGAGATCGGCCGCTTGTGGGGAATCCGTTTCCTCCAGACCACCGTTCCTTTCTTGTCCGACGGAAGCACTCAGCACACTTACGACGCGAGCGGCACTGTCCACTCCTCGTTCGTGTTCGGTCAAAACGCCTACGGCGTTTCGGATGTTGCGAGTCAAAGCCCTTACGGGCCGAGCGTGTACGTCACCGACGGCGCCAGCAAGGACGATCCTCTCAACCAGAAAACGGTTGTGGGTTACAAATCGTTCTACGCGGCGAAGACACTTCAGCCGAAGTATTACGTCGAAATGTACTCCAAAACTAACTTCAGCTAATAGCTGACAACTGGGGGGAGGGGAACCTCCCCCCGGCTTTTACAATGCCGATTTACGTTTTTAAAGATGAAGACGGCAAGACCGTCGAGCGCCTGGTGCAACGTGGCACTCAGGCAATTACCGAGGATGGAAGAGTTTACACCCGCGACCTGGTTGCGGGATTTGGTGTTAGTGGAAATGCAACCGATCCAGGCACCATGAAAGAACAAGTTCGGCGCGGGTACCGGGAACTGGAAAACCGGGGCGGAAGGTGGAAGTCGAACTACAGCAAAAAAGAAATTAAACGAGTCTGGGGAATTTAAGTTATGGCGGGAAGCGATTCATTAAACGGGAAAGCAATTTCGGATACCTACAAGGATCTCTTGCAGGTGCCAAATGCAAATTCGGGCGTGGACGGCACCCTGCGCACGGTGATGGATGGTGAAGGTACCGAAAGCACATTGCAGGTATCGACTGCCGGGGTAAAATCTACCGGCACCCTAGAGTCAACCGGCAACCTTACTGTCGGCGGCACTCTTACTTTGGGCGGCACCGCAATTAGTAGCCTGGAAGATGGGGCGACAGCAGATCAAACCGGCGCCGAAATTAAAACCGCTTACGAGGGAGAAGCAGATACAAACGCATTTACTGACGCCGACCACACTAAGCTGAATGGCATTGCTCCCAGTGCCACAGCCAACGACACTGACGCCAATTTAAAAGACCGCGCCAATCACACTGGCACACAGGCGGCTTCTACCATTTCAGATTTCGACACCGAGGTAGCCAACAACTCAGCAGTCACAGCCAACACGGCAAAGGTCACAAACGCCACGCACACAGGTGATGTGACAGGAGACACTGCACTAACGATTGCTAATGACGCTGTAACCACCGATAAGATCGCTGATGACGCCGTTACGGCTGCGAAGATTGCTGACACCAGCGTGACTGCTGGCAGCTACACCAACGCTGACATTACGGTGGATGCACAGGGCCGGATCACGGCAGCCAGCAGTGGGTCAGGCGGGGGCGGAGGCGGCTCCGGCACGGTAACCAGCGTGGCGATCACTGGCTCGGACGGTATTGATGTAGACTCCGGGTCGCCCATCACATCGAGCGGCACGATTGCTCTGGGCCTGAGTAACATTGGCGATGCAGCGATCAGCAGCGCGTCCACTTGGAACGCCAAGCAAGACACTATAACTGCCGGAACTGGATTGAGCTTTAGTGGTGCTACACTCAATGCCGAGGTTACTCAATCCGAAGTAGACGCCAAGCAAGACACTGTAACTGCCGGAACTGGACTTAGCTTTACTGGTGCTACACTCAATGCCGAAGTCACTCAGTCTGAAGTAGACGCCAAGCAAGACACACTCACCTTCGGCATCGCCAACACAAACGCCGTTCAAATTGACTCAGCGGCTGTGGCCGATGACGAGTATGCCCGGTTTACGGCAAATGGATTGGAAAGTCGCAGCGGGTCTGAAGTGTTGAGTGACATTGGTGCTGCTGCCTCGGCGCACAACCATAACGCGCACTATCTTCAGATCAGCAATAACCTGAGTGATGTAACTGCATCCACGGCCCGCACTAATCTTGGTTTAGGGGATGCGGCTACAGGGACTATTGGCACAGAAGTTCAAGCCTACGATGCCGACACCACGAAGAACGATGTAAGCAACTCTTGGAGTGCGGCCCAGCAAGGCAACACACAGACTGCTGCCTTCTCAGCGTTAAGTTCTGGCGTACTAGATTTCGACACCTACCAGAATTTCGTGATCACTTTAGGTGCTGGCACGAACGCTTTTACCAACCCAACAACCGATTCAGGCAACACCGGACAAACTGGAGTGATCGTACTGATTCAAGACAGTTCAGCGTCAACGGCAACGTGGACTTCCGATTACAAGAATGTTGGGGGCAGCGCACCTACACTTTCAAGCGGGTCAGCCAAAGTGGATGTGCTGCCGTACATTATACAAGCCGACAACACCATCCTGCTCGGCGCACCGCAATTGGATTTTAGCTAATGCCAGACTTCGGATCAGCACTTTGGAATAAGCCAGCAGCGGCTGACTCAACCCCAGCCGACCCTGTGACCCGTTCGCTGCGGTTTGAGTCTGGGGCAACGCACCGCCTGACAAAGACATTCGGAAGCGCACCGTCCAGCAACAAGGTCAGCACTTTAGCCTTTTGGGTTAAGAGGTCAAAGCTGGGAAGCGACCAAGATATAATTTCTGCTAACGGCACATCACACTCTGAAAATACAAATGCGTTTTACGTTCGCTTTAAGTCGGATGACACGCTGACTGTCTACTCACGCCCTGACCCAGCAAGTAACACTTGGGATAAAACCACTTCCAGAAAATTTAGAGATGTTGGCGGGTGGATGCACATTGCTATCCTAATAAACACTGATGAATCTGCCGCCGCTGACAGGTGTAAAATCTATATTAACGGAGTTCGGGAGCCTTCCGCTAACCTTTCTGGGACTAACCCATCTTCGGGGGCTACAAATCATCTTTTAGGTAAGGCGACCACTACTCATTACGGAAGCGGCAATGTAAATGTTCAGCATTGCATAGGTGATGAGGCAGATAGGTTTAGGTATAAATATTCAGGATACCTAGCTGACTTTTACTTCATTGACGGGTCTGTCATTGAGCCAGACACAAACTTTATCGAAAGCACGGGGTACGGTTCCTACAAGCCCAAGGCGTTCGATATGTCCAGTTACTCTGGAAATTCGTTTCATTTACTTTTTGAGGACAGCAGCGACATCGGCGCGGACGATGCGGGGTCTAATGATTTTACGCCGACTAATCTATCCAGCCACGATGTCATGCTGGATACGCCGTATCCGAAGAATTACGCAGTGCTTAACCCCCTTCAAAAGGCTGGCACAAACGGCAGCGACCCCTCGGAAGGAAATCTATCGCTCACTGGTGGCAGCAACCCCAGCAAGGCATTTTCTTCAACGATTGCCGTCAACAGCGGGAAGTATTACGCAGAATTTTACATACAGTCCTTGGGCTACCCAACCGTTGCTGTTGGAGACACAAGCCTATGGGTGGATGGTTATGGCTCTGGTCGGATTCAGGGCAACGGGGTTGTGGCTTACGACATAAGGGCAGCTAGTACCAACGGGGAGTATTTTATCAACTCCACTTCATCCTCCAGCAATGTAGGAATAACACCCGCTACGGATGACATAATTCAAGTTGCCTTTGATGCTGACACTCGCAAGGTTTGGTTTGGCCGCAACGGAACTTGGAATGGTTCGGGCGACCCAGCTAACGGCACAAACCACGTTGGGGTTGTTAATGGCACTGATGCGCTGGCAGTTCTTCTACGTTCTGAAAGCGGAACCACCGTTGCCAACTACGCTCAAGACCCAACTTTTGCTGGAGGAGCCTCTAGCAGAAGTGACAGCCCAGACACCAGCCAAGGTGAGTTCTATTTTGCGCCGCCCACCGGATTCAATAGCCTAAACACCAGCAATCTCGCTGATCCAACCGTTACGCCGTCAGAGAATTTTGATATTACACTCTGGGAGGGCAATGACACAAACGGCGAGGACATTGATGGCCTAGCTTTTGACCCGACAGATGGAGTTCTAACGTGGATTAAGAATAGGGACGATAGCACGGCGTGGAATGTTCTGTTCGATTCGGTGAGAGGTGCTGGGAATCAGTTGGCCACTAATGAGACTGATACTGAATTAGCTAGTGCCTCTAGTGTGGGAGGTAAGGTAAGTCAATGGAACACTGATGGATTTAGAGTGGCTCAAGGAAGTGGAACTACTCCTCTCAAGTCGGTTAACGAATCATCTGATGACTATGTCGCGTGGAACTGGAAAGCCCACCAAGGAGGCCCAGTCACCCGCTCGCACACG